CTGGAGCACCCATATCTACTGCGTCATTTTTAAGATGAGTAGCTTCACCTGGAGCTGCGTCTTTAACTGCAACATTAACTTCTTCCAAGTTCTCTACGTCTTTTTTTACGTCCGACATTCGGTCTCTCCTTGATTATTAGTAAAAATTTT